AATTCATCTTGTTCAGATGATTGTTCTTCGATTAAATTAATATTTCGATCATCAACTAAAAAATCATCATCATAATCATAATCATTAATATTTTTTATATAATTACGTTTAATGATACTTTTATTTTCTTTCTCATTTAACACATTTGATGTATCTACTTTTAAAGTATCTTTATTATCAGTTTTCATGCGTTTATTTTCAGAATCTTTTTTTTCATTTTCTGACTCGTCTGTAACAATATGGTCTGTTGTTTCTACCTCTTTACGTTTTGATCTAGTTTGCATTGATTTAATTTATTATAATATATTTTTATTTTATATCGTTTTATAATTTTTAAAAATGATATATTTTTAAAAAAATTATATTATAAAAATATTATAATGGTTCAAAAATTATATGAAGGTTCAATATATGATCTATTTATTAATTTAGTTGTTTATAAAAACTTATATAAAGTAGATCAAGAAAATGATTATTATCTAAACAAAATACCTTTACCAGACATTCTTAAAGAATTTTATAAATACACCGAATACGATGACAAAATTTTACTAAAAAATGATTGGTACATTGAATCATTAGAAGATACTTCTGAATTTTCACATAAATATAAACATATACTACCCATTATCACAAAATTATACCGTAATAGAATTTATTACGTCATATTTCTCTTAAAAAAAAATCCAGAATATATTTATATTGGTTTTGAAAAAATAAATAGTCAAAGATATATTGATAAATACACAGATTTTGAACCACAAAATTACCAATTGATTAATTTTAATCAATTCATCATTTCTGGAATGAATATGGATCAATATAAAGATCAAATTGATCATGAACTACTATAATGTTCTGGCTTTGTTTGTTCTGGCTTTGTTTGTTCTGGTTTTGTTTGTTTTTATTAAATAAAAACAAACACATATAAAACTTAATAATTTTGTTTTTCTAAATAAAATTGATCGATCTCTTCTTGGCTAATATTATCGAATAATCTATTTATTATTTTTTTAATATTTTCTTCTGGATTTTGAGAGTATTCTTTTTTTAAAATATTAAATCTCTTTCTATTAATAATATCATCACAATATAAATTAAATTTATCATTTTTTGTAGGTACGTATGTACATTTCTCAATTATAAAATCCCGCATTCTCTTATTAAATGCATATAAATTTGATAAAAGCATAATATTTTGTATCAATTGTTCACCTTCATATTCAAATATCTGTTCTTCATGTTCTTTTCGATAATGATTATCATGATATACCTTATAATATATCTTTCTATATAACGATATACAATACTCCAATATTACCGATGATATATCATTTGTTAAATCTTCTAACCGACAATCCATTTTCCAATTTCTTACATTATCTTTTACAGAATCATAATAATAAAAACTAAATGGATCTTCTTCGCAATGTTTTGGTACTTTAACATATATTATATTATTTAATTTAAATTTATTTGGTATAATCACTCTAGCATAATCAATTATATTAAACAATGCTACATTATATGATTCATATAATGATATTATATTATTTTTATTAAAACTTTGATATGTTCTATTAAAACCATACTTGTATCTTAAATATTTTTTGAATAATGATATTTCAGATGTATCTATCAATATTGTTTCATATCCATTATAATCAAATAATCTTAGTTCAATTGGTAGTAATACTTTATTTTTTACTATACCAGAAATCTTTTTTTTATCCATTCTTGTTGACAATATATCTTTTATAATTTTAATATTATTATCTAAAAAGTCTTTATACTCAGATAAGTTTAAAAATTTAAATAATTTTAATCTTGTATATGCAAGTTGTTTTAATTCACCAGAATACTGTCTGGATGTTTTAACAGTTTCTAATAAATGTGTAATTCTATCTTTACATTCTTGTTCTGTTATATTATATAATTCAGCTATACTGGAATCACTTGTTTCTTTATCGATTACATTTTGTATAATTTCATTAAATTCTTCTTCTGTATTTTCATTTCGTATTTCTATACCTTTCACAACTCTAAATATAGTTTTTCTTTGATTATTATCTACATTTAATTCGTCTGATTTATTTTCTAATGATTCTTCTGATTTTTCTTGTTCAGATTTGTTATCAGATTTGTTATCAGATTTATCATCCGGGTTATCCGCTGATTTATTTCCCGATTTATCCCCTGATTTATCATCCGATTTATTACCTAAGGTTTCTTCTAATTTTGTTACACTGGTTGATTGATTATTTACTGTTTTAACAGGTATATCAATATTTGTTTGTTTTAATATTTTTGATTCAACAGCAGTACATTGTAAATTACTTCCGTTATCTTTATTAAAAACTTGAGTATTAACATCACTACTTTCACTATAATTTATCTTAATTGTTGTATCATCATTGTTACTAAACATTTCAGATAAAGAATTTATATTTATAGTTGTATTATCTTGTAATAATCTTGTTAATAAATAAATTTTATTTTTATATTCAACCTCCTTTAATTTAAAATTATTTATAACTGTTTTGCACTCAGATAATTCAACCATTAATTTCATATATTCCTCATAATTTACTTGTTTTTTCAAATTACATTTACTTGCATGTTCTAACATTTCTTTATTACTTTTTGTAATAAAATAACATTGTTCACATACATAATTAATCTTTAAAACAGGATCATTAACTACGTTACTATCCATTTTAAATTAGATTTGTATTTTTTAAAATATTATAAAAAATTTTTTAAATTCTTTCTTTAAATAAAAATGACAAATACTTTAACAGATTATTTAGTTTTATGTAAAAATTATTTTTCAGATCAAAACAATCCATTAATTTCAATATCGACTGAACTTTATAATTCAGATAAACAAATACGATCTGATTACAATGGATGTTCTCGTACAGAAAAATATGATTGTGGACCAAATTGTAAACATAATTGTGTATGTAACAGAAATGGTACTTGCAATTGTTCTGGACAAGTTAGATCCAATTATCAATCATGTAGTTCAAAATCTGCAGATGAACAAGTTAGATCTAATTATCAATCATGTAGTTCAAAATCTGGAGATGAACAAGTTAGATCTAATTATACTAGTTGTAGTTCAAAATCTGATGATGAACAAGTTAGGTCTAATTATACCAGTTGTAGTTCAACTACTGAAAATTATGGTTGTTCATCTTGTAATTATAGTGGTATGCAAATGATGGGTCAACAACTGTTGTTTAATCCACAAAAACAACCAATATCCAAAAATTCAGTAACATGGTATTAATTTTTTTTTATTTTGCATAAAATAAAAAAATCAATATATATATAAATGATAAAATCACGAAAATTATTAAAAATTAATCAAAAAATAAAAAAATGTTTAGCATCAATTAATAAAATTAAAAAATCACGTTCTAGAAAAGCTAAAATTTCATGTAAACTCAAACGATTAAACAAATCTTTGAAATTATACAGAAAGAAAAAAAGTAAATTAAGACTTTCAAGAAAAAAACGTTCAAACACACATAAATCAAGAAAATATAAAATCGATACTATAAAATTAAGTAAAAGATTTTATAGATTTAAGACAAATCGTAAAGTTCTTAAAAACATTTCCGATAAATTTAAAAATTTATCTGAAAGTTATTCAATAGAATCTCAAGAAAAACATCAACACTCATATCATTCAAATAATAAGGTCCGAAATATAAAAAGTCACAAACGAAATATCAAGAACGAAAAATATCATTGTCGATTTGATCTATGTAATGCACGTGCAAAACTAACAAAAAAAACTGCAATATTCTTATCTAATTTAATACCTCGTTCAGATCATGAAAACCAAAATGAAGCTGCTGGTAATTTTTTATTATCATATAATAAAAAAACCAAAATATATAATATTAAACATGATCCCAAACATTTTAATAAAGGTACTGCATCAGATGTAGAAGCTGTTGAAACAAAATATAATTGGCATACTCATCCAGAAGCAGCATACCATATTCATAATTGTGAAATGGGTTGGCCATCAAGAGATGATTATACAACTTTTTTAGATGGTTTTTTTAAATTTGACACCACATTTCACATTGTTGTAACAGTTGAAGGTATATATATTCTAAATATAAATCCATGTATTATTAAAAAATTAAAAAATCATTATGATACCATTAGTGATTCTGATACAGACAAATTTGTTGATTGTGTTGATGAATGGGCTGATGATTATATTAATATTTCTAAAACAGGTCTAACACGTGAACATGGTCTTGAAGCACCTGATGGTACTGTTATCAGAGATGAATATCTTTACGTTGAATTTGTAAATAATCAAATATGTAAAAAAATTACCTGTAAAGGTAAAACAGATTGTTCTATCAAAATAAATTATCCTTTATTTCATATCGAATTCAGAGAATGGCCTAAAAGTATTATCAATAATTTAATTAAAAAAGGAGTTTCCATTAAATATGGTAGAACTTATGGTTTTAATGCTATCACTACACCTTTCCGTATTTCTAAATTTTCTAACAATAATTATTGTGAATTTTAATAAAATGAATCATTTTATTAAAAAACAAAGTTAACAACTGTTTAATTTACTAACATATTATTTCTTATATAAGATAATATATCAGCCATTACTTTACAATCATATTGATTATATCTGGCAATATCTTTCATAATTGGAGCCTTAATTGGATTTTTATATTTCTGATAACATTGCCATGCCTTTATCATTGCCATCATACCATTAGAACATTCTGCTTCTAGATTTGTTGTAATCATATTATGTTTTAACATACCATTTGCAATACTTTTTAAACCATAATCATAGACTCCGTTAATTGCTATATTATGTTTTAAAAAAATTTTCATAATATCATACCACTCAAATGATTCAAAATTAAAATTAATTGACGAATTATTGATTCTTTCAATCGCCTTTTTCCAAAAAAACTCATCAGCCTTCCAATGATATAATCTCACATTTGATTTTTTCATAATAAAATCATAAAACTCTTTCATAATCTCAAATTCTCCCATGTGATCAGGTGTACGTGCTATAAATTGTTTATATTTCCATTCATATTTTGTAGTATGTTCTGTTAGATTGTGTTTTGTTGCGCTATGTTTTGTTACGCTAGTACGTTTATAATTAACATGAATACATTCTTCAAACCATCCAACTCCTATCATAAAAATCATATTAAAATTTTTATACTCCGGTACAGAATTATTGTTTTGACATACATCCGTAAATGTCTCAAAATCCACATAATACTCAATCATATTATTTTGCAAACTTTCTTCTTCTATCTTTTCGGGTATTATTAAAGATTTAGGTTCAACTATTACATAATTATCTTTTGTAATCCTATCTTTTGTATCAGGAAAATTTACCTTTATGATATTTTTTACAATATCCATATTTCTCTTCCCAAGCCCTAACATTTCAACTTTAAATTTTTCAGAATAAAATGAATATGTTTCATTATCATACATATTTTCACGTTGTTTTATACCACAATTCCATAATAAAGTTACATCACCTAATTTAATTGCCAGATCCTTTTTTACACTATTCCATTTACCAGAACAAACACACATATTTGGGTATAATTCTAATACAGATGGTGGATCTATTTTCCATAATGCACCTTTTCTTTGTATAATTCTATACCAAAACACAGCTTCTTTTGTTTTTTGAATAATCGTTTTATCATTTGTATTATAATTAATTACTCCGATTCGTTCTAATGAATTTTTTGTTTCATGTTTAACACTATTATTTCGATATATTGTCTTTCTACCAATAATATAAGTTTCTGTTGGTGTATAACCTTGCATATGTCCTAATGCTTCATTATAAATATACAACTGTGATTTATATGCATTAAATTTTGGATTATTTAAAATAAATTTACCATTTGCAGCAAGATTTAATGTTGAATATTTAATATCAAAAACACGATAATGAAAATTTTGTTTTAATTTTTTTCCTGATACTTCTACATCATTATCTTTCATTAATTTTTCATTCTCCGGATATTCAAACACATCATTAATCACATCACTCCGTATCAACAAATCAGCAATACCATAAGTAGCCGTCTTATTATTCGCTAATGGTGCTGATATAATAATCTGTACACCCTTTTTCATATACTCTAATGTTTTTTGTACTAATTCGGCTGAATAATAATCAGACACTTTCTTTACTTCAAAATTTTTACTTAAATGCTCATATATTTTTCTCTCAAATTTTATTCCTTGATCCGCTAAAAAATTTGTAAATTCATCATTATCTTTTTTACCATTTAATAACTCTTTCCCGTATAGATTTAACCAATCTACCAAATGATTATTCATCATAGCATTATAGGTTTTTGTAGCTGATACCCATATTACATCTTTTCTTTTTTGAGCATTCACAAGCAGTTCTGGTGATGATGGTGATGATGGTAATGATGTTATTACTTGTTCATTATTTGATCTTGTACCTTGATAAACCGTAAAATACGTATATTCAGAATCAATTTCTTGATGTTTTCTCTTCATTTTATTTTATTTATAACATAATTTGTTAAATTATATTTAACAATTTATAATTTATTAATCAATATATTTATTACTAAAATGTTTTATCGTTGGAATAATATTCGAACTTTTTCCCGTTTACATTCTTGCTGGAATGGTTTACAAATAGCCATACTCATTGATCCCGGAGTACTTATGGTCATCATTTCTCAATCTATCATTATAATTTTTAACCCATACATTTTCCCATTTTGTTTAACAGCTATATCTATTGAACTTCTTAACACCGCCATCGAATTAACTTGTGATTACATTTGTCAAAATGAATACAATCTTATGATTAGAGATATTAAAGATATCGCATCAACCGCAACATTTATCACTCAAATTATTCCTATTATCTTAATAATAATCAACACATTTATTCTTTAAGGCTTTGTTCAAAGGCTTTGGATAAAGCGTTTGTTCAAAATTTTATCTGCGTACCATTATTTTTCTTAGACCCATAAAATAATCTACAATTATCTTTAATGATATATCTATTTATAAAATCTTTAATCTCATACGCCTTTACTTTCAATAAATTATCATAATATTGATTAACAGTTAACATATTCTTACCTGTCATTCCATATTGAATTAACTCCTCATAATGATTTGTTAATTTATTAATTATATTACTGGTACGTGACATATCATATTCCGTCTTTATTTTTTCATAACCAGCACTATATATCTTTTTCGACACATTTTTTCTTAATTGTGCTAAACTTTTAAATGTCTCGTCTACACAACCTTTAAAATGCTTTGATTCTGTATTAAATTTAATTGAAAAATCACTATCAAATGTCGATATACTAATATAACTAGATACACCATAAACCCATTTCTTATCTACTCGTAACTTCTTATACAACACACTCATCATACCATCCGTCAATATTCTTGATAAAAATTCTGCAATATAATGATCTTTACTATACGGTTCTGTAGTTAATTTAAAAAATAAACAACAATATACTTTTTCAACTTTTGGCGACTTTACAAATACCTTCTTATTAACATGATAACCCTTCATATGATTTGTTTCTAATATATCACTAACTTGTTGTCCATCATCTGTAACGACCATCTTGTTCAATGGTGCATCGGATGTTAGCATTTGTCTTATAGGAGGGTTTTCCAATTTGGCAATCTGCCGTCTTAATTCTCTTTCAGGAAAATTACCAACTATCAATAAAGTCATATTATGATATACATATTGTTCTTCAAAAAATTTTTCTAAACCATTCATTGTACATTTCATCGTATTATTTAAGGTTTCTTTTTCTGTACTGGCAAGAATTGTATCTTTATATATTGAACTCTTAATTGTATCTTTATAATCTCGCAAACTTTCATCCATATAATTTTTTAATTCTTGTTTAACAGCTTTCATTTCTCTATTGAAAGTTTTTTTTGTGATTTTTATTCCTGTAATTGGAACTGTTACAAATTCGAACATTGTTTTCCAATGTTTTGTAGAACCCATATACGTATAATCAACAATTTCATAATCTGTTGACGCATTTGCATATATTCCTTTTTGTTCTATTTCTTCCCATGCATTCTTAACTGTAAAATTAGGATGACTATCCATTAAAATATGTTCTAACAGATGTGAATAACCTAAAGTATTCGAATTTTCGAAAGCAAATCCAGTTTTTGTAACAAGCATCATATTAACAACAGATGCTTTTGGAATTTTTACAAGACAAATAGATAAACCATTTTTAAGTTTATAATATTTTGCTTTTTCACTCATATTATGTTAAATATTATTTATTATATAAAATAATAAATAACAAAAATTTTAAATTTGTTGTTCATGTTTTTTTTTATAAATAAAATAAACAATTATTCCTATTAGGATTATTAAAACACCTCCACTGATTCCTAAAATAAGTGGTAAAGAATCAGATTCACAATATTCTTCTGTTGGATATGGATTTGTTCCATATATTTCTCCTTTATAATCTGTTTCTTTATAGTATTCATCTTTCATTTTATTTAATATTTTTTCTGTATTTTCTTCATTACAATCTTTTTTAGATATTTTTTCATCACATACTGTAAAAACTTTTTCACTACTCATTCCAGATAGTTCATTAGATAATGAATATTGAATACAACACCTATTTTTTTTGTAATCAGTTATTTTATTTTCTTTGTCCTTAATCCTATAATATGGCACATTACATAAAGTCATTTATTATAATAAAATATAAAAATATTTTATTATGTTTCATAATTTACAACTCTCAATCTTCAATATTTTTAGATCTTGTAACAAACACAATAACAATCGAAAATAATGGTCCAAGTGGTAATAACAAAAGCATTACCGCAAAAGCTACAGATACATTATCCATATATTTACCATTTTGGATAATCAACCATATTGCAAATATTATGATTATTAAATCAATTATCCAAAATATTATCCCTTCATTACTTGTCGCAATTTCTACAACTGTTGGACGATTCATTACACCATTATCTGCAGATCTATCTACAGATCCATCTACAGATCTCCTATTTTGATATAATTCACGCAAACTTTTATAATTCTCTTTTTTTTGCTGTTTTAAGAAGCTTTCTATATCTTCTTTATTCTCATGATAAAAATTCATCAGTTCAATTATTGATCTCATTTTTATTATAATAAAAAAAATTTTTATAAATTTATAAAAATTTTTATCTATTTGTCGGTTTTTCATATTTCATCTCCAACACATCAAACAAATCTTTCTCTGATTTCAACTTTACTTTCTTCTTTGTTGTTGTTTGTTCTGCTGTTTTTTCCGTAGATTTTACAACAACCAACCCTTGATCACTCAATCTCATCCCCATACTCGCCGCTTTTGCTCTCATCTGTGTATTCAACTCCTTCGGACCTGTATGTGTTACCAATGCAGGCCACCAATTCTCTTTCTGCACCATATACACATCCAAATGATAAAATCTTTGTTTATCTTTAGTTCCTGTCAGAGTTCCCACTCCCATGAACTTCTTCTTATCAAGCGCCAATATCTCCACCACTATCCCAAATCCGATCAAGATTTCCACCAACTCTTGCAACGTAAATACCCCATTATTACATATCATCAAATCAACATCTCCAGACTCCGCTTTACCCCGTCTGTATGACCCTGCAGTAACCATATCATAACAGTCTCCCAATGTCTCTTGCATTATCTGATTTATTCTGTTTGTAACAGCTTCAATATACTTTCGTGGAATTCTTTCTTGCAATGGTTCCATGTAACGAATTCCAACCTTTTGTGCATGTGTAAGAATTGAGTTTTTCTTTTTTGATTCTTTGACCAATGCATTCATAGTGTGTATCTCATGTTCTTCATATAACTTTTTAGCATTTGCCGGACCAATCGCATAAACCTTCTGAAACTCTTCCAATGTTTGCTGTTTTGATGATTTCTTAGGTTTGGTTTTTCGAATTTCCTCTAATTCTATGATTTTACCAGTCTGAATCAACTCATCAATCTTGTTTGACATTTTTGGACCAATACCTTTTATTCCTGAAATTTCTTCAGCCGATTCAATATCTTCTGGCATGGTTTTGAAATATTG